TCAGTTGGAAGCGATGAAGATACAAGTTGATCGTGAACGTATTGGTGCTCAACAACAATCTGCTGGTGCACAAATCAATGCTAAGTTGCAAGATACTCAAGCTCAAATAACTGCTAAGCAAGATCAGTTAGCTGCAAAACTGGGTATAGATGTAGCTATGAAAGAAAGTGAACGTGAGCATTTAAGAGGCCAAAGTAATCAACAACAAGATCATGCTAAGTTTTTAGCTGAAAGGCAACACCAACAAGCTGAGAGACAAGCACAACGAACAGCTCAAACTAAAGGAGGAGAGGTAGGTGGAAAAAAGCCTGAAGGTTTTAAAGAGGGTGGGGTAATTCACTCTGACTATGATATGGAAGGGTATAAAGCTGCTGTTAAAAGTGGAAAGATAAAACCTCGTGCAGGGGAAGAAGATCATTATCCAGATACTTATAAGCTACCTAACCACCCTACTTTTTCAGAACAAAGTAAATACTCTAACGCTGATGCACAAGGTGGTAAATGGCAAAAAGGAGAGGAAGGTCGATATTACTTTCACCCATCTGAGCACAACTTAAAAAATAAATCACCTGAAAAATTAAGTGAATACTTTGTTAATCAGGAGAAAAAAGGAACACATTTAGTACTACCTACAGGTGAACTTGTTGAAGGAACTAAATAATGACAGGAACTATTTTTGTAGAATTGGTGCTATTACCTATTAAGCTACTAGCACTCGTAGGGGTGCTAGGTTTTATTTTATACTGTATTGGATATAAAATACACGAAGAGATTATTATAAGAGTAACTAAATAATGGATAGAGAAGCGGAAATTCTCTTTAAACAAATTGATGACAGAATATCGTTATTAACACAAGCGTTAGCATCTGGTCGGGCTGAAGATTACGCCGCATATAAATACATATGTGGGCAAATTCAAGGCTTAGATCAGGCACGAAGCGCCATAGAAGTACTAACTAAGAAACTGGAGTTTGAAGACGAATGAGTAAAATCTTAATTGGGTCTAACCCAAACAATCCTCAAGTTGTGGGGTCTATAGACTTCTCAGCTACTAATGAAGAAAAGGCGACTCAACTGCCTACACCAACAGGGTATCGTATACTATGCGCACTACCTGAAGTGGAGAAAGAATATGAAAGTGGCATTCTTAAAGCTGATGAAACGCTGCGGCATGAAGGTCTTCTGGCTACTGTGCTGTTTGTTGTGGCTATGGGTCCTGATTGTTACAATGACAAAGAGCGTTTCCCTTCTGGACCTTGGTGCAAGGTTGGGGATTTTGTCCTTGTAAGACCAAACGCAGGTACTCGTATGAAGATACATGGTACAGAAATGCGCATGATTAATGATGATAGTGTTGAGGGTATTGTTCTTGATCCTCGCGGTATCTCCAGAGTTTAAAGGAAAATAAAATGGCTAAGTACGAAGCAGATGATTATGAGTTCCCTGATGAAGCTGGTGGGAATGTAGAAATAGATAATGATGAGATTGAAATTGAAATAGAAGATGATACACCCGTAGCTGATAGAAACGCTAGACCACCATTACCTAAAGATATAGTAGATGAGTTAGAAACTGCTGATGAGTCCGATGACTATTCTGGCAAGGTACAAACTAAGTTTAAACAGTATAAAAAAGCGTGGCACGATGAACGTAGGCTAAAAGAAGAAGCCTATCGTGAGCAAGAAGAAGCTCTAGCTGTAGCGCAAAAAATACTGGATGAGAATCATCATCTTAAATCTTTACTTCAATCAGGAGAAAAGGAGTTAATAAGCACTTATCAATCCTCTGCTGAGTTAGAAATGGAGAAGGCTAAACGTAATTATAAGGAAGCTTATGACTACGGAAATACCGATGCAATCATCGAAGCACAAGAAGAATTGATGAAAGCGACAAATAAGCTTGACAAAGCTCAAAACTTCAGGCCTACTGCACAAAACGCCGATACAGGTGCACAATTACTACAAAAACAGCAACGCGCTGTACAGCAAGACCCGAAGGCAGCGGAATGGGTAGCCGAAAATCCGTGGTATGTTGATCCAACTAAGAAAGTCATGAGTAGATTCGCTGTAGGCATACACGAAGACCTTGTAGACACTTACGGGGACAAGTTCATTGGAAGCGATGAATATTACAAACGTATCGACCAAGAAGTACAACGCAGATTCCCAGAAGAATTTAGCGATCCAAACGATGAGCCTAAAGCCCAACGTACATCAAAACTTAGCACGGTAGTAGCGTCTGCAAAAAGAAGCACAGCCCCTAAAAAGGTGTCGCTTAGCAAGACTCAAGTTGCATTAGCCAAGAAATTTGGACTAACTAATGAACAATACGCCCGTGAACTAACCAAATTGGAGGCCTAAGATGGCTGATAACAGAATACAAAGAGATGTAACAACGCGTGATACTTCAGCCCGTCCTAAGCAGTGGGCCCCAGCTGAACTTCTACCAGAACCGGATAAACAACCGGGCTATGCGTACAGATGGATTAGAACGTCAACATTAAATGCAGCTGACCCACGTAACCTCTCAGCAAAACTGAGAGAAGGTTGGGAACCTGTTAATGTGTCGGAACAACCGCAAATGCAACTGTTAATCGACCCTACTAGTCGTTTTAGAGACAACATAGAGATTGGTGGTTTATTGTTATGTAAGACCCCTACAGAGTTTATTGAACAACGTAATGACCACTTCAATAAACAAACTCAGGCTCAAACAGAAGCAGTAGATAATAATTTAATGCGCCAAAGTGATCCTAGAATGCCACTCTTTAATGAGCGAAAATCTACAACATCATTTGGTAGACAATAGTTAATTTTAATTTTGGAGGTTTAATATGGCTTACCCTGTTGTAAGTGCCCCATACGGTCTGAAACCCGTAAGTTTGATTGGAGGTCAGGTTTTCGCTGGCTCTACTCGTGAATACCCTATCCAATACGGATATGCGGCTAACATCTTCTATGGTGACGCTGTTACTTTAGCTAGAGGTTCTATTGTACGTGCAGTTGTTAACACTACTGGTGCAGTTGTTGGTGTATTCTTAGGTTGTTCTTATACTAACCCAACCACTAAACAAAAGTTGTTTTCACAGTACTGGCCTACTGGAACTCTTGCTGGCGATGCTGTTGCTATCGTTAGTGACGATCCTGATGCTGTATTTAAAGCTGTTGTTTGTTCAGGTACTACTGTTGTTGGTGCTACTAGCAAAGCTATGATTGGTCAGAATATGGCTATGATTGACACTGCTGCTGGTAACATTGCTTCTGGTAACTCTACTAATGCTGTATTGGCTGTTGTTGCTGCTGGCGCTCCTGCTACTACTGCTGCTCTTCCATTACGTGTATTAGACGTAGTTCCTGAAACAGCTGTATCAGTTAGTGTTCCTAGTACTTCAACTACTACTACTAACATCACTATCCCTGCTAGTCCTGTAGCAATTCTTGCTGGCTCTGACGTTGCATTTGTTGCAGCTAATGGTCAAATTGTAGAAACAGGCTCATTTGTAACAACTGCTGTTGCTGTTGGTGGTACTACCATCGCCTTAAACTTAGCATCACAAGTTACAATCCCTGCTGCCGCTGTTATCGTTATTACTCAATACACTGAAGTATTAGTAAAACTTAACTTTGGCGTTTCAAGTTACTACAACGCAACTGCTGCTTAAGGAGTTTAATAATGGCTATTTCACGCGCACAATTACTGAAAGAGTTGCTTCCGGGTCTTAACGCTCTTTTCGGTTTAGAATATGCTCGTTACGGTGAAGAACATAAAGAAATTTATGAAACTGAATCATCAGAACGTTCATTTGAAGAAGAAACAAAACTGTCTGGTTTCTCAGCAGCACCTGTCAAAAACGAAGGCTCAGCCATTAGTTATGACAACGCTCAAGAAGCTTGGACTGCTCGCTACAACCACGAAACTATTGCTTTAGGTTTTTCTTTAACTGAAGAAGCTATTGAAGATAACTTGTATGACTCTTTGTCTGCTCGTTATACTAAAGGTTTGGCTCGTGCTATGTCTTACACCAAACAAGTTAAAGGTGCTGCTGTTTTAAACAACGGTTTCTCTGCAGCTTATGTTGGTGGTGACGGCGTTGCGTTGTTCTCATCTGCTCACCCTTTAGTTAATGGCGCTACTAACAGCAACATTCCTTCTACTCCTGCTGATTTAAACGAAACTTCTTTAGAAGCGGCTGTTATCCAAATC